CTCTTACATGTTTCGTCAAATTCATCAATAGCCGGCACATCAGATATTACTGACTGTTGAGATTTTCCTGCACTCCAATTTGGTCCACAATAATTACCGTGAATCTTGGGCATTTTACATGCCCGCTTAGATGTCTACTTTGAACAAATGTTCCATTGCTGGACATTGCAAGTAGTTCTCCCTTTCGTCGAATGCTTTTTCTAGCGCAGATATAAATTCACCAGTTGTGATTCCGTACCTGTCATAAAAGAATGAAGCTGTTTCTTCATTCGGATCGTGGAATTTTGTTGAATGTGTACTGTAGGCATTTTCATAAATTACCTTGACGTCGCTATTACAACAAGTTGGGTCTGCTCTCATTAGGTATGTTGCTATACCTGGCACGAACCATCCATCCATTGCCCATCCTTTAAATACTCCGCGTATTTGTATGTTGGTGAGCGGTTTTAATCCACATCCAATTTTGGGTAGACATCTCCCTGGTTTTGGACCTAATATTATACCATCTTCTGTAGGCCAAAACAATTTAGAACAAAATTCCACTTGACTAATGTCTTGTGAAATTTTCGGTTTTGCATTGAACCCAAATCGTAGAAACTGTTCCTTGAGTCTGAAACAAAATTCTTCTTCATCGGGGAGGTAATCAATGCAACTCCGGATTGCAGTCATGGTTGTAACTCCAGTAATCATAGAGTTGCCTGTTGAAGTGTTAGGGTCGCCGGATTTTCTTTCTCCGGGGAATGAATAGTACACACCAACCCTGGTGTATCCTTTTGTCATTCTTTGTTGTTTTAACACAAATTTGGCATCCTCATCAAAGTAATTCAGCTTGTCATAAAATGAAAGCTCGAAATCAATGGCTTCCAATCCAATAGTAGTATCATACCTACTGAAATCGTTTTCAATAAAATAAGTCACTCCTTTATGCTTTATTACTGTAATACTATCATCTCCACACACTGCAGAAGCTATGAAGTCGTCATTTTTGTTCAAGCAAGCTTCCATCCATTTTCCTATCACCTCATTGGTACTTGAGCCGGTGTAAAACAGGCTGTGTTGTTTTCGGTTCACTTTCGTAGCTCGCCATTCTTTTGCTAAGAATTTTGAGGCACGTTTCATTTGTGGTCCCAACGTCACATTTGCCCGAGGGCCGACTCCTTGTATCAACCGAGGGTCGCTAGAGTTGAATCCGTACTCGTCACTCACTAGATACTTCTCCCGTTTTATG